CAGACCGCTCGTGGCGCGCAAGGAATGGGGAGGGGCGACGACTCGCAACCCGGATCCAGCTTCGTACGTTGAGCTCCTGCGCGCGATCCGCAAGCGCTTCTTCGTCGTGTCTGTCGCGGATCTCGTGCCTGGCGTCGAATGGACAGTAGGGCCGCAGCTCCAGGCGGACGTCGAGTATCACGCCGGCGAGCTCGAGTTCGAGGTCCTGACCGGCCTATTCGCCCGTGCGGCGCTGGTTTTCTCGGCGCCCGGGTTCGCGGTGCTGCTCGCGCAGGCCGTGGGCACGCCGGCGATCACGGTGTTCGGCGGCTACGAGGACGCGAGATCGTTCTCCGCCGGCGCCAGGTTCACGCCCTGGCTCGCGGTGGAGCCGATTAGGCCGTGCCCGTGCTGGAGCCATACGCACGCGTGCGATAAGCGGATCGATGTGCATGCGGCGGTTGCGCGCGCGCAGTCGTTCATTCGGGAGAACGTTTGCGGATCGGCCTGATCACGCCAGTCGAGATCAGCAGCACGGGCAATCCTGGATGGCACCTGATCACGGCGGGGATCCGCTGGCTTGTGCGCGCCGCGGTGCCCGAGGCGGTGTTCGTCAACATCGCCATGCTCGAGGATCGGGCTGACGACTGGCGCGCCGCGGCTGCGTGCGATCGAGTAGTGCTGTGCGGTAATCCGCGCTTCTCGATGTCGAAGGGCAACGAGTTCTGGGAAAACCGGATCTGGTTGCGCCTGCTCTCGTTGCACGAGGCGGGCGTCCGGGTGATCGACGGATGGGCGGGATCTTCCTACCCGTACGCCGATCCGTGGCCGAGCATCGACGAAATGGCGGACGCGATCGCAGCGGTGCCGTTTCGACGGCGTTATCTGAAGATGGCGAAGTCGTTCCCGCATCACATCGCGCGCGATAGGACGATGCAGCGGCTCTACGAGCTCGCCGGCGTGAGCTCCGTCCTGATGCCCTGCTCGAGCTGGTGGGCGGCGCCCGAGTACTGCGTCGTCAAGGCGGCCGCGGAGTGGGACGTGCTGCTCGTGCATCGGAGCGAGCACCAGTGGTTTGCCAGCGCGCTGCACCGCGTCGCCGAAAAGATGGCAGGCCGCCTGCGCGTGATCGCACCGACATGGGGCGACTACGAATGGGCTCGTTTAAACGGGTTCGAGGCCGAACTGATAACTGACCCGGCCTCGCTGCTCCGGATCTGGGCGAGGACCGGGCGGCTTTTCACGCTGCGCGTGCATGCCGCGATCCCAGCGGCGAGCGTCGGGGCGGCCGTCGCGATCGTGGCGATCGACTCGCGGGCAGCGACCTGCGAGCAGTTCGGCCTGGCGAGCGTGCGGTTCACGGATCTCGAGAAGTGGGATCCAACATTTTCGACACCGACCTGTCCGGATGAAGCGGGGGTCATTGGAGCCGTGAAAGGAATGCTGTGCTAGCGCAACCGAAAACAATCAGGCCGACGATCAGAATGGACAGCGTGCCGGCGGCGAAGCTGCCGGAATTTCCGCCGCGGTTCTTCAATGCCGGCGAGCTCGATCGCCTGGTCGCTCTGGTCTTGAGCGTCAGCCCACGCACGATGATCGAATTCGGCTGCAACGAGGGCCGCGCCGCGGCGACGCTGCTGCTCAACGTGCCGTCGATCGAGCGCTATGTCGGGATCGACGTGCTGCCCGGCTACGTGACGATCAGGGAGTGCCAGCGAAAAGAGGTGCCGGCGGAGCCAGGCAAGTACGCGCTGGAGGATCCACGCTTTCAGCTGATCGTGCGGCCGCGCGGATCCTTCGACCTGGCGCCGGCTGATCTGCCGCTCGCCGATGTCGCGTTCATCGATGCTGATCACTCGCGCGCCGGCGTGCTGAACGACTATGACCTGGCGAAGGTGGCTGTGCGCCAGGGCGGGATCATCATCTTCCACGACGACAATGGCCTCGGCGCCGTGGAGGTCTCGGAGACGCTCGACGAGCTCGCCGCGTGCGGCGCGCCGATCGCGCACGTCGCGAACACCTGGCTCGCGTTCGAAAGGACCTGATGACGCTGCGGATTGTCACTGAACCGGCTGCAGAGCCGCTGACCGTGGCCGAGGTCATGGCCTGGTCGAAGATCGACTCGAGCAACCAGGAGCCCGCGCCAGGCGCGGTAACGGTTGCCCTGGCTGCGCCCGCGGCGCCAGGCAACGTCGACAACGGCGCGCACCGGTACCTCGCGACATTCACGACGGCCGCCGGCGAGACGCAGGCCGGGACCGTGTCGGCCGCCGTCACCGTGGCTGACAAGACGGTGAACGGCAAGGTCGCGCTGTCCGGGATCCCGATCGGCGGCGCGCTGGTGACTGGCAGGAAGCTCTACCGGACGATCGCCGGCGGGTCGACCTACCTGCTGCTCGCGACGATCGCCGACAACACGACGACGACATACCTGGACAACATCGCGGACTCGGGCCTGGGTGCCGGAGCGCCGAGCTCGAACACCGCGGGCGATCCGCTGCTCACATGGCTGATAACGTGCGCGCGCCGGGTTGCGGAGCGCGAGACCGGGCGAGCACTGATCACGCAGACGTGGGAGCTAGTGCTCGACCGGTTTGCGCGTGAGATCGAGATCGACATGCTGCCGGTCGCATCCATCACGTCGGTGAAGTACACCGACGAGGACGGCAATCTGCAGACGGTCGACGCGGCCGACTACGTGCTCGAGCCCGAGCGGCTTCTCTCGGCCTGGCTTCGCCCGGCATTCGAAAAGAGCTGGCCGACGCCGCGGCGCATCGAGGGCGCGGTCGTCATCCGGTTCGCGGCCGGGTACGGCGCCGCCGGCGCCAGCGTGCCGGCGGAGCTCAGGACCTGGATCAGTGCGCAGGTGGCAGCTGCCTCCAAATCGCCTGAGGGGCTCATGGCCGGCAACGCCGTCGCGCTGCCGTTCCTGGATCGGTTGCTCGACACCTATCGCCGCCGGGCCATCGTGTGATCGCGGCCAGACAGCTGCCGGCGTACGAGCTCCGCGACAAGCGGATCCGCATTGATGCGCCGTCGAACGCCCAGGACTCGACGAGTGGAAACGTGTCCACCGGTTACACGCACTTCGCGACGGTCTGGGCCGGGATCGAGGACGTCTCCGGCCGCGAATACGTCGCTGCCGGCGCGACGCAGAATTCGGTCAACACGCGCATCACCGTGGACTACATGCCGGGCATCGTGGCGAACATGCGCGTCGTCAACGGCGCGGACTTTTATAATATTGAAGCTGTTCTCGGGCAGGATCATCGGACTCTCACCTTGATGTGCAGACGGATTGCGTGAACGACAGCGGCGTCTACCTGATTCGCTGCCTGGCAAACGGCAGGATTTACGTTGGCAGTTCCGCGCGCCTCGCGCTTCGATGGAGCGAGCACAGGAAGACGCTGCGCAACGGCACGCACCGTAATGCTCTGCTGCGCAACGCGTGGCGCAAGTACGGCGAGGACGCGTTCTCGTTCGAGGTTCTTGAATATGCGCCAGCGGCGGTGTTGGTAGCGCTGGAGCAGCAATACATCGATCGGCTGGGTGCATGCGACCGCAGCATCGGGATGAACCTTGCCCCCACGGCCGGCTCGACCCTCGGCGTCAAGCATAGCGACGAGACGCGCGCAAAGGTGAGGGCTTCGCACAAAGGAATGTCCGGCCGCAAGCACAGTGCCGAGACCCTGCGGAAGATGAGCGAGGCGGCCGCCAGGCGCGCACGCACTCCGGAAGCCCGGGCAGCAATGAGCCGCTGGTCAAAGGGAAGAACGCTCAGTGCCGAGACGCGCGCAAAGCTGTCGGACGGCAGGAAGGGGCGAGCGCTGAGCGCGGAGCATCGCGCCAAGATCGGCGAAGGCCTGAAGGGAAAGCAGAACCGGATCGGCTGGACGCATAGCGCGGAGACGCGCGCGAAGATGAGCTCCTCCAGGCTTGGCAATACCAACAGGCTGGGCGACAAGGCGAGCGATGAGACGCGCGCCAGGATGTCGGCGGCGCACATCGGCCGCACGCACCGTCCGGAAACTATCGCGAAAATGAGCGCTGCGCGAACGCGCTACTGGGAAGCGGCACGAGCGCAGAGGGTCTCGTGATCGAGCTTGACTTCCACTTGTCCGGCGATATGGAGTCTGGACTCGACGCATTCGAGGCCAAGATCAAGGAGTCCGTGCTCCTGTCAGGCGCCGCAGCGATGGCGCGCGTGATGTATGACGAGCTGAAGATCCAGACCTCGCCGCCGAAGCTCGGGCGCGTGACTGGCAACCTGAACGAAGCCGTCTACCGCTTCTACGCCAAGGACAAGTCGAGCGACGTGTCGAAGATTTATCACGTCAGCATCAACAAGTCCCGCGCCCCCCATTGGCATCTGATCGAATATGGAACGGTGAACATGAGCGCGCGCGCGCCGATCCGCCACACGTTCGACCGGATCCAGGACGCGATCGCGGCGGGCAAGGCCCGCATGGCAGAGCGCATCACCGAAGGGCAACAATGACCGTCGAGACGCAGCTCTTCACCGCCCTGAAGTCGCTGGTGGCGAATCGGGTTTACCGGGACGTGGCACCCGAGACGGTCACAGACTTGCCGCGGATTACGTTCCAGGCAATCGGCGGGGAAGCGATCAACTTCCTGGACACCGCGACGATCCCGAGCAAGCGTCAGTGTCGCGTGCAGGTCAATGTCTGGGCAGCGAGGCGCGACGATGCAAACGCCATGGCCCGCCAGGTGGAGGACGCGCTCCGGGCGTACACGGCATTGCAGACGCACGTCCTGAGCGGCTTTGTCGCGGTGTACGACGAAGACACCAAGCTCTTCGGCACGATGCAGGATTTTCAGGTTTGGGCTTAGCAGCACCGTAGCACTCGCCCTCGGGCGAGCCATCGGCCGCGTTCTGCGCGGTCTTTTTTGACGGACCTTCGGGTCCGTTTTTTATTTCAGAAAAGGAAATCACCATGTCCGCAAGACTCCCTGATGGTGCAACGCTGGCGATCGCGACTGCTTACGGCGCCGAGAAAGACATGACTGCAGTGTCGAACGCCAATCCTGGCGTCGCGACCCTCGAAGCATCGCACGGCATCGCGACTGGCGATTTCTTCGAAGTCACCTCCGGCTGGTCGAAGCTGAACGAGCGCGTCGTCAAGGCCGGCA